TGTACCGCCCATATCATTTTTGCCTGCTACTGGTGTTTTTGTATTTGCACCTGCTGCTTCGCCAGAACCTTTTTTCTCAGCTCCGTGCCCGCCAGCAACTTTTTCTACATATTCGCGTACAGTTGCCATTTCTGGTTCGAACGCATCCTTCATATCCATATCTGGCATGTCGCCCATGTCGTCATCGCCCATGTCGCCGCTGCCAACTTCTGATGCTAGTTGATCAAACTTAGCCATTAGTTCGTCGAATCCGTCTGCTACGTCTTGTTTAGTAGCCGGCTCGTCCATGTCGCCTTCGTCGTCTTCGCTTTCTAAGTCTTTCATTAAGCTATCAGTTGGGTCACCTTCTTCGTCACCTTCTTCGTCACCTTCTTCGTCGTCTCCTTCGGAAACTTCTAAATCTTCAAAATTTTCTTCTACTGCTTCATCATCGGATTCTGTAGATTCTTCTGTCTGTTCATCTTCGATTTCAGACTCGATTAAACCTTCATAAATTTCGCGTGATTTTCCTACTACATATTCGTGAAACAGCTCATCTGCTTTGTCTGTTTCGCCATTAACTAGGTGCTCGAGCATTTGCTCAAGAGTTGTTTTATCTGCCATGGTGTGTTCTCCTCAATGGTAATTAGGCTGTCGATTTATTTAATACTAATATTATAAATTGGCTTTAAATGACCTGTTTTTGATCATTTTTAGGATTTTTGTAGGGATAATCCATAATTTGTAGCTAAAGTATCGTAATTCATATGAATTAGATTTCTTTGCTCTGCCAATGCAGGGGGTGTAAAATATTTTTTATTTCCAACTAATCTATAAAAAGTAGTTGAGGGGAAATCTTTAATAACACGTTCTGTCTGTGTTACCCAATTACCATAAAATGTAGGTACTTCCCAACTTTTTTTGTAGTTAAATGTGTCAGCATATACATTGTTAAACTTGCCTTCAACACCTTCAAAGTCAAAACCTAAAATATATATTTCTCTGTGTCCCATAGTTGCAGCTAACCAAAGTGCAGTAGGACCGCTACTCCATCCTTTGTGCGGATCAAAAAAGTTAAGATTAGAAGAATTTATAATACCTTTATTTGGATTTGTCCAAACTGTATTAGTTTGATTGTATCCAGATGATACTATTTCGTTAACCATTTTTACATCGACTGCAATTAAATGATCAACTGATGCTTCTCTGTATATGGCATTACAGGCAAAAACAATGCCGGTTGATGTAAGATCGTTTACATTAACTGATAAACGACTACGTCCATTTCCTAATACAAATGCGGGTTTATTGGGGCTGTTCTGCGATTGGTGGCTGACCATACATCTGTCTTACAAATCCTAGTTCGGCTTCTTTTTCTGCTTCGTGTGCTTCGCTTTGCATACGTAACAAATTTATTTGTTTAAAGGTTAACCTTACTTTTCTGTTATCATCTTTTTCCAAAACAGATATGTCATTTTCAGCACTATACCTACGGTCAATGCTGTAATTGTTATTTTTGTCGTTAAAATAAAAGAACTCTAAAAGTTTCATCTTGTATTTATCTGTTTTGATTACTGGGCTGGTGTTTCGGGTGCTGCACCAGCTTCTGCTTCAGCACCTGTAGCGGCCTGTGCAGCCATATCCTCGGGTGCTTCAGCAGATTGATCAGCCATATCTGTTTGAATACCGGTAGGAGTAATTCCCATGGAACGCATATCTCCAGCTGCATCTGCTGCTGCTGCAACTTTCTCTCCATTTTCTTCTTTCCACATACGTTCGTTTTCTCTAATTTCTTCTTCAGTTAATCCTAAGAAGCGTTTTAAAGCAAAACGTTTGCTCATATAAGGAACTTCTTGTAATCCGGTAAAACTAGTTATTCTCGCATTATCAAGTTCGCTTTGGCGGTATGCTGCAAAATTTTGTGGCGCATTAAATTTTAATTCAAATAAACTATTATCAATATTGATACCTTGTTTTTGAATCCAAACTTTAAATTCTAAATCAAATTCTTCTACAATGAGACTCTGTAGACGTTTACAGTATTCATTAAAACGTAACTCTTGAATATAAGCTGTACCTACTTTACCATCAGTGAATGACATTTGACTGTCATCAGGACCAGTTGGTAAGTAGCTGCTTGGAATACGTAAAGCACGGAATAGCTTGTTTGTAAAATATTTTAAATCATCAATTTCACCAAGATTTGTCCCTCCAGGCAAGGTCTCAACTTTGGATCCTCGTCCCTCTGCGGTCTGTGGGAAAAAATAATCTTCGTTAATTGACAGCGGATTGTAGCTAGCATCGATAACACTGGCTCCTCCTGTTGATGATGGAATTCTACGCTGATGTATTTCATTTTTCACACGCTCAACAAACCCCATAGCCATATGTGCTGGCATGTTGCCTACGTCAACGTAGAAAATTCTACGTTCTGGCGCACGTTGTATACGATAGATAATAATAGCATCTTCAAGTAATTCTTTCTGCTTGTAGACTTTGAACACCGATTCTAATAATGAATTACCAAAAGGATAGTTGTTGTCTAATCCTTCGCTTAGTGAAATGTGAATTACGTTTTTTGCATTAACAGCAACTTCGTTTACCTGCGTTGAAAATCTAGTTCCGGTGGCTTGCGGAGTTGTTCCAACCATGCCGCGTCCAAGGGCACCTCCGCTAACATAACTAGCAGTACCTTGAGGACTGGTGTGGGTGTTGGGATGAATTGATGTTGCTACTAGTTCTTTAAAATTAAAGTTAAAATCTTGTATTACATATTGTTCCGGTTCTTTACCTTCACTTTCATTTACAATAATTTTGCTAACTTTTGCAGGATCAACATAAAACCATTTTAAATTTTCTGGATCCCTAACAAAAAAACAATCTCCATATTTAAAAGTGTTTCTTACAATTTTAAAAACTCTATTTTCAAATTGCTGAATTTTAGCCCATTTTTGTAAACTATCTTTTAATAATTTAACTTCAGTTGCAGTAGGCTGACCTTTAAAATAAATTTGAAATGCTGTACTGTTTTCTCTGTTCTTTTGTGTACAGAACTCTGCAAGAATATCGAGGGCAGCATTAATTTCACTGTCCATGTCCATAGTGTTATATTGCATATAACGTTCTACACGATTAGGCGTGCCTGCATAAACATCAGGAAGATAATTTGAATAGTTTGTGCGAGCTGGACCTGGTTTTCCACCTCCGTTGCCAAGGGGACTAAATTGACCTCCTTGGCCATCAATCTTCACAGGTGTAAAATATTTTTTCCAGCTCATTTTTTATCCAAATTATGCCATCGTTGGCGATGCAAACACATTGTTTCCTAAACCTCGTTGTACAGTTAATTGACTATTTGCAGTATCGGCTACTGATTTATTAATTTTAATTAATTGATCCATCTTGTTATTTAAGCCAGCAAGTAGCGATTCTGCAGATTCTGGCGGTGCTGCTGATGTTCTTTGACCTTCTAATTTTTTTCTAGCATCCTCTTCTGCCTTAACTTTAGCATCTGCTTCTGTTTTGGCTTTCTCTTCTAATTGTTTTCTTTGAGCATCTGCTCCAGCAGCTGACGGATTCATTAGACTATAAGCGTATCTTGCAGATTGTTCTGGGGTCATACTTCCAAGATCAATATTTCCCGGACTGCCTGCACTACTACCTCCTCCGGCGCCAGCACCTCCCGGTTTATAATCATCAATAGTTCTATTACCGCCTGGCATTTGGGTGCCTGGGGGAAGGAAACCGCCACCGCCACCGCCACCACCTAAATGATAATTGCCGAATTTTGGACCATTAAAATTCGGCATCTTAACCCCTGTTAATGCTTCTAGATATTTTCCATCAGCCGCTTTTGATCGATCATTCTTTCTTTCGTTTTCTATTCTCTCTCTTTCAGCTAGATTTCGTTTTCTTCTGTCAGATATTTCTTGTTCTAATTTTTCTCGTTCGAGTTGATTTTCGGCAATATCTTTTTCTTTTTGTTTTATTTTTTCTTTATACTCATCACCTACTGTGATTTTATCCATTATTTCGTAATATATACGTACTAGATTATTTCCAAATTCTTTAATGTAACTCCATAGCCATTTAAATCCGTCACCTACCATTCCTACATCTAAACCAAATTTATCCATAGCCCATTTAATAGCCATAAAGGCTCCTATGACTAATGCAGCCATTGCTATTGCAGGTAACCATGCCGCAGCTACAGCTATTGCTGTACTAATATAAGTTGCAGCCTGCGTCAACAAGGCCGGTATCATAGCAATAAATTGCGGGATAAGTTTATAAGCAATTATTGTAGCAACTCCTAATAATACCGGTTTCCAGTAATCTTGGATTATGTCGCGAATGGTTAACATTGCTGGCACAACATAATCATGAATTACATGTTTAATAGTTTTTCCTAACCAAGAAAAAATAGGAACAAGGAAATCATATACTGTTTTTCCTAAATATATTAAACCTTCTACTAACCATCTAACAGTAGGTATCACATAATTAATAATTGTTTCTGCCATCCACGTGACTGCAGGTACTAGATAATTTTGAAATGCTGGTACTACAAAATCTCTAACAAATGCAACAAATGCTCCTAATAATTGCATCATTGTTCCAATTATACCAGAACTAGATAGCATCATTAAAAATTCGTTACTAATGGCTGCTAATTGTTGTTTAATGCTTTCTAAAGCAGCGGCTTGACCATCTGTTGTTTTAGCTGCTTCTTCTTGTGCTACTGCTCCATCTACTAACGCATTTTTTCCAATACCGGCAGCAGCAGTAAACATATTTGTTTGTTTGGCAAAATCTGCACTAAATCTACCAATGTCTTTATACTGCGACGCTGCTTGTTGACCTTCAACTCGTAACATTTCGTTAAGTTTGTTACGCTCTGCTAGACTAATTTCTTCACCGCGCTGTGTTTTTTCTGCAAATTGCCTCATCATTTCTGCAGACTGCGGCATCATTGACATAAAACGTTGGCTTTCTTCCGTTGTTGCAGAACCAGTTGCCATAATATCTTTAGCAACATCTCTTAGAGGTCCGGGAAGACCAGTTACAGTGTTTCTAAAAGAGTCGGCTACTTCTTTACTCATGCCGGCCATAGCAGCTTGATATTGCGCATCTGATGCTAATTTTGCCTGTGCTTCTTCTTGTTGTTTACGAGTTTCACCTGTTACCTTGGCTAACAGATCCATCTCTTTAAGATATTTTCTAGTACCATCAACTAACTGTGCATTAGTCATGTTAGTATTTCTACCGCCCTGTACTGTAAGCTTAGTATAATTGGCTAATCCTTGATTAACTTCTTCTGTACTATAGCCCATGTTATACAGGTCAC